GTGTTGATGTCCTCGATCAGTGCCCCGAACTTGCCGCCGAACTTCTGCTCGTTGTCGGTGTCTTCGAGGTAGCTGTAGAGCGCCTCCAGGGCGCCATAGAGATAGAGGAAGGGGTACTTCGCCAGCACGACGTTGGTCTGGTTCGAGGCCGTCAGCGCCACGGGCTTGGCGTAATAGAGCAGCTGGACGGTTCCCGACGACGAGAACAGCGGCGCGAAGCGGAAGGTGCTTCCCTCTACGGCGACCGCCAGCGGATAGGCCGCCGTCCCCTGCTCCGTGGTCATATCCATCGCCACTCCGGCGTCCACGACGCCCAGCCGCACGCGCGGCGTGACATCGAGATACATGCGCTTGATGGCCAGGAAATCGGCCGGGGCCGAAACCGTCTCGCCAGTCAGGGAGAGCGGCGCCGTGGTCAACATCACCTGCGCGCGCAGACGGCGACCGATCTCCTGATCCGCCCAGGCCACGAAATCAGGCATCTGGGCGCTCAGGTCCGAGCGCGTCGCCCAGCTGGCGAGGGAGACGATGAGGTCGTTGTAGGTGGCGAGGCTCATGGGCGCGCTACCTGAACCGGCCGTTGGAATACTGGAGCTGGCCAGGCGCGGTCCGCAGATACTGGAACTCGGGGTCGTTCAGCTTGCGGCAGAGGAACTCCTCGCTGCCGCGCTTGAAGATGTCCACCCCCTCCTCGTCCTTCCACTTCAGCCAGATGATCAGCGGAATGGAGGCGACGCGGCGCATGGTGCGATCGGCCGTGTAGCCGTCGTTGTGCGTCGCCAGCGCCTTGTTGCGCTCGATGATCGGGTCCGTGGCACCGGTGGCGACGAACGTGGTCTCCTCGTCGGTGCGGATCATCTTGTGCTCGATGCCGGCCGACGAGGTGTAAAGAGGGACAAGGCGCGTCACTGGATTTCGACGAAACCGCGCTCTTCCAGCTCCAGCGCGACGGATCGCGGGAGGCTGGGCGTCTCGTTGTGATCATAGGTCAGGTCGCCCAGGCCGTTGACGTGCTCGCCCATGGAGACCTGGCCGTGGCCCTTCTTGGTCACGCGCACCAGCACCAGCGGGTCGTCGGCCTTGTGGCCATCGGCGAACTTCGCGGCGCGCAGGGCGGCGACCTTGCGGGCGCGCACGTCGGCCTCGGTCGCGGCGGCCTTCTCCATGGTGGTGGGGCCAGCGGGGCTGATCTGCTCGACCCGCACCTCGGGCTCCGCGACCGCTTCGGCTACCGCCGAGGCGGGGGCTTCGGCCGTTTTGGCGGCGGCTTTGGCGGCGCGAGCCGCGCGCGCGGCGGCCATGCGATCGGCAACCGCCGAGGCGGGGGCTTCGGTCTCAGACATCGGTTCTCCGGGGGAAGTCCGGAGCGGCCGTTGGACGGGCCGCTCCGGTCAGGTTTCCGCTTCAGGTGGCCCTAAGCGGTTAGAGCAGGTCCGCCACGACGACGCTGGAGCGCTCGTTCCTCGAAACCAGCGTCTTCTCCATCGTGAGCAGTTGCGTGTCGGCGTCGCCGGTCTTGGCCAGCGGCTCGGTCTTCAGGCCGTCCAGCACGCCCACCGCCCAGAACTCGGGGTCGATGAACAGCATGTCGCGGCTCAGACCGTACGGGTGCGGCACCAGCGTGATGTTGCTGAAGTCGCCGGTATAGACGTCCGCGGCGCCGATGATCGCAGCCTGCTTGCCCGCCTTGGCGTCGACACGGATGTCGGCGATGCCGGTGAAGGTCGAGAAGGTCTGCTTGTCCACGCCGCCCATGAAGCCGAGGGTCGGCCGCGCGCCATTGCCGAAGCCGGTGGCGAGCGCCGACTTCACGATGCTCTCGGTGGGCGTCCGCTGCGTGCCGTTGGTGGCCGCCGACACCACGCCGGCCGAGAAGCCGCCGTTGGAGCCGCCCGACCCGCGGGACGTGTTGGTCGCGCACCAGGCCAGCGCGCCGGCCAGCTTGCGCGGCGTGGCGCCGGATTCGGCGTTGGACGCGAAGTTGCCGATGGCGCGGATTTCGAGGTCGCGCTTGATCTCCTTCGTCTTCAGCACGATCTGCCGGTCCATCTCGTCGGCGCGGCCGGCGAGCATCACCACGTTCTGGGTGCGCGCGACGCGGGCGGCCTTGGTGAGGATCTGACAGTAGTTGCCGACGCGGGTCGTCAGGTTCGGAGCCTCGACGGTGGCGTCGTCGCCTTCCAGGTGCGCGTTGGTGGCGCTGGCCGCAGTCAGCGTCTCCGTCTGGTGCTCGTGGTAGGTGGACGTGCACTTGGTCGTGCCGATGGCGCTGATGAACGGAGTGTCCTCCGCCGCCACGCGCCAGATCTTGTTCTCAAGGTCTTCACGGATGCCGACGTTGGGCGTGACCGTGGTGACCGTATTGGTGGGGGCCGTCATGTCAGGTTGCTCCTCGCGAAGCCCGAAGAAGCGCCACGGCGTCTTCCGTGCTGCCCGTCTGGGCGAAGCGGCTCTTGATGGCTTCGACGTTGCGTTGCTGTGAGGTGCGCGTGGGCGCGGCTGCGGACGGAACCGCAGCGCGGGCCTGCGCGGGGGCGGGGCGCGCCTGTGGGGTCGGTGCGGGCTTGGCGGCGATCGCCTTGCCGGCGGCCTTCAGCTTCCGGTACTCCATGGCGTCGTGCGCCAGCGCCAGTTCCCAGGCGGAAATCCGCCCGATCACCTGGTCGTCGAACGCGCGCTCGCCGTTGGGCTTCTTCAGGCCTTGAAGGAACTGCCCGACCTCGGCCCGCTTGGTCGTCGCCTCCGCGCCTGCAAGATGCGGGGCGATATCGACGAGAGCGGCGGCCTCTGAGGCGAGGTAGTTCTGGAACTCGGCCTGTGCGGTTGCTTGAGCGGCCCTGGTCGCCTCTGCCTGCTTTCCCTTCAGGGTCTGAAGTTCAGCCTGCTCGGCGTCAAACTCGGCCTTCAGGACGGTGTAGGCCGCAGGATCGGACCTAGCCAGCGCAACCCAGTCCACGTTCTCCCACTTGCCGGCGAAGACTTGGTTGGCCCGCGTGACGGCTTGGTCGAAGGTGGTCTTGTATTGCGCCAGTTGCGCCATTCCGGCCTGAAGCTGGGCTTCAGCAGACTTCCTGGCGTCTCCGGCTTCCTGCTGCGCCCTCGAAACGGCGCGGTCGCGCTCCGTCTCCCGCTTCAGGATGATCTCCTGGGCTTGCGGGGGAAGGGTCGCGAACGTCGCCCTCTCGGTGGCGTCCCATGACTGCGGCGCGGCGATGACCGGGGATTCCGGGTCGCGCTCAGGCGTCTCAGTCTCGTTTTGGCCCTCGATGGCCGTTTCCGGGTCGAGGGCTTCTTCGGCCGTGGGCTCGGCCTCGGATTCGGGGTGCGGGGGATCGGTCTCCTCCGCGGGAAGATCGTCTGCGCCCTCCAAAGCCTCGCCAGCGGGCGCGGCGGCCTCGGACGGCGCTGAGGCAGCGGCCGCCGGCTCAGAGGCCTCCCGCGCGCTCCTCAGCGCTGCGGCGGCGTCATCGACACTGAAGCCGCCGCCGTCGTCCGGCGCATAGGCCACGAGCGGTCCGCGTAGCATCATGGAAGGGCCAGCGGGAGCGTGGAACATCGCACGCGATGAAGCGCTCGCCAGGAAGGCGGTCTTGGTCATCAGTCACCGGGGTTGGAGCGCCAGGCGTGGCGCGGGGTCAGTCTTGGGTCGGTCGCTAGCCGGTCACGACGCCCTCGCCGCGTCAGCGATGGCCTTGGCGCCCTGAGCCGCCGCCTCGCGCATGGCGCGGATGTCGGTCCCGACCTTGACCATGTCGGTCAGGGTCTTGCGCACGTCCCGCATGGCGCGCAGGCCGTGATAGAGGTGCTCACGCTGGGCGGATTGGTCGTAGTCCGAGGCGATCAGCTCGTTGATCATCGCCGTGCGCAGGCCGTCGAACGCCGTCTCGGTCAGGGCAAGTTCCGTCTCGGCGCGGATCGCCGCGCGCAGCCGTTCGCCTTCGCTCAGCGGTTCAGCCATTGTCGCCTTCCAGCTTGTCGTCGTCACGCTCGGCGTCGGTCATCTCGCTCGCCGCGTCCGACGCCGCGGCGCTGGCCGCACGGTGGGCTTCCATCGCGTGGTCGTGCTCATGGGCCGCGGCCTGCATGATCACATCGGCGCCGGCGCGGAACTGCTCGGCGTTGGACTTGATCTGCGCCACCGTGATCGAGGTCGAATACTTGGCGTTGATGTCGGCCAGTCGAAGCGCAGTGTCGGCGGCGAGCTTGTCGCGAGCCTGCGCGCCGGTCGCGGCGATCTTGGTCAGTTCGATCTCGTGGGCGCGCGCCTTGGCGTCGCTCTCGGCCGCCAGCTTGGCCTGCTCCAGTTGCAGCTTTTGCTCGTCCAGGCTGATCCGCAGGGCGTCCAGATGGGCGTCGGACAGCGCCTTTTGCTGGTCCAGCTGGAGCTTGCCCTGATCAAGCTGGAGTTGCGCCTGGTCGTTCTGGGCGTGCAGTGCCGCAGCTTGCGCCTTCGGATCCGCCTGCGGTTGGGGCGGCGGCGCGTTCGCGGGGTTGCTCCAGAACCGCTCCGGGTCCTTCAAGCCGGCCTTCTGCGTGAAACGGATGGCAGAGGCGTAAAGGTTGTCGAGCGTCACCAGGGGGCCGGACGCCCCACCCTGCATCTGCACGGCCTCGGCCTGCTTGCCGATTACGGCGCCCATGGCGGCCAGGTCCTGCGCCTTGCCCGAGGCCCCGACGCCGACCTCAACGGTCATGTCGTTGCGCTGGCCCCAGGAAGTCGGATCGACATCGACCCAGGTCCCGCGCAGCCGGATCGTTGACGTCATGCCGCCGATGCGGCGCAGCAGGGCGTGGACGCCGAGATAGACATCCTTGATCCCGGTCTCGGCGAAGATGCGCGCCATCAGCCGCGTGCGCTTCTGGGCCGCCGTTACGAGGATTTGCGCGCCGGCTGCGGTATCGTGCAGCGTGTCCGGGTTGAGGCCTTGCGCGTTCCTGACGACGCCGGTGCGGGCCTCGACGACGGTGGCGAAATACTCCAGGGCGTTGAACGGGTCGAAGCCGAGGCCGGGCGATTGCAGCGGGCGCACCGCGTTGCCGGTCTTCGACCTCACTGGCATCAGCGGTTCGTTGCGCAAGAGGTCCGGAATAGTGTCCGGCGTGGACTGTTCTTCGGAGACCTCGGCGCGCTGGTTGAGCGCGAAGTGGGCCGTGTCCAGAGCGGCGCGGGTCAGGACTGTCCGGACCTTCTGCGGCTCCATGGCCTTGTCGGCGATCGACAGGCCATAGAAGCGGTGCGTGACCGGATAGGGCGTGATCGCCGCGAACGGGATCAGGTCGCACTCTTCCTTGTCGATCAGCACCGCGTCGTCGTTGCTTGTCCGAACGCACCAGATGCGGGCCGTGCGGTCTTCGCCCACGAGACGGATGTAGTGCTTGACGATCTCGACCTGACGCAAGTCGCTGTTGGCCGCGTTGACGATGCCGGTCTCATGCTCGCCGGCCGTGTCGCGGGCCAGTTCCTCAGTCTCGTTGGCCGCGCCGGTGTAGGGCGCCAGACGGTCCACGATGTCGGGATCGACGCCGTCTGCGAGCAGGTCTTGCGCCCGCGGCCGCAGCCGCATGGCGCAGTAGGTGGTGTCCGAAAGCCGCTTGGTGTCGGCCGCGACCGTGAAGTCAGCCGGGTTCACCGCATCGACGCGCACCCGCTTGCGGGGCTTCTGGGTGACCTCGCAGTCGAACAGCGGCTCCAGGCCTTGCTCAGCGGAGGGCCGCACGTTCTGGACGAGGCTGCCCGAGAGCGCGTTCGTCAACATCGCGATCTGCGCCGCCGTCAGCCCGGAATAGGCGGACGGCTCGGGCTGCGGAACATCCTCCTCCCACCACGTCACGACACCGGTCTTGGTCTCGCCGGCGTCCTTGAGCATGGTGTAAAGCGTCATGAACCCCGGGTTCTCGTTGAAGAACACGTGGTTGACGTAATCGGTCTCCTGGCGCGCGGCCTCCTCGTCGTCGGGACCGCTCGGCGCGAAGCTGACCACATCCTCGCCACCGGCCAGGATTTCGACCATGTCCGAAAGCCACGTCTCAATGGCGTCAGCCACGTCCGTCGACACCGCCGTCGAGCGGTTCGGCAGCTGTGGCAGGTCGGTCATTTCGCCCTTGATGTACTCAAGGGCCTTCACCCGCTCGGCGATGAGCTCGGAGTTGATGTCGAACCCGATCGAGCGCTTCTTCTCGTCGCCGACCAGCGCCAGCAGTTCGGCGTCGCTGTACTTCATGGACGCTCCCTGCTCAGGCCGCGATGCGCGGGATCTTCAGCTCGCCCGTCCGATTGGGCTTGGTGATCGCAAAGCGCCGCATCATCAGGCCGTAGCGGCTGGAGGAGATGACATCGTCCTTCAGCTTCACGATCAGGCCATCCTTGCGGTGGTAGAGGCGGAACTCGCCGAGCCAGAGGCCGCAGGTGGAAAACACCTTCCAGCGCCCGGTCTGCATCCGGTCCAGCATCTCCATGACGCCGGCCTCGACGCTGTTCGAGCCATCCTCGAACGTCGCCCGCTCGCTCGTAAGGTTCAGGCCTTGCTTTCGGTACTGCTCGGCCAACGGCTCACCGGCCGACTTCTCGTGGTTCAGGCCGTCGTGCGGCCACGCCACTGGCAGCCACGCGCCCCAGGGCTTGATGGCTGCGGCATGGATGACCGGCGTGGCCTCGCGCTGGGCGTAGTCGCTGATCACGTAGATGCAGTCGGCGTCCTTGTCCCAAGCCAGCCGGGAAGCGCCGAACGGGTGGTCCCAACCGAAGTCGATGCCGACGATCTGCGCCCAGTGCGCCGGGATCGGGAACGGTGCGACCGTGATCGATTCCTCGGTCACCGGGAAGACACGACCCGAGCCCATGCTGGGGATGCCCTTGGCGCGCGCCTCGCGTTCGTGGGCCGGCCAGGAGGCGACGATCTTCTCCCGCTGTTCGGCCGTGTAGTGCTTGGCGTCCTCTAGCTCCATCCGGATCACGGTCCGATCCGCGGCGCCGGTGTCCTTGGGATCAGGCTCCAGGAACCGCAGCACGACGTCGCTCATCCCCTTGAGCGGCGTGAAGGTGACGATCACCGGCCCGAACGTCGTGTTGGTCCGGGTGATGCCCTCGGAGTAGACGTCAAGCGGCGGCTCTTCATCGAACCAGACGCCATCGACCGTATTCGCCTGCCACTTCGAGCGGCCTTGGTCGTAGCTCTTGAAATAGACCGTCGAGTTCTCGCCGGAGACGTGCTTGACGACGATGTTCGCCACCGCGTCGGCGACACCCTGCCGGCTCGTGGTGTCGACGATGCAATCGGCTGGGATCGCGCCGGTTCCCCACGCGCCTTCGTCGGCCGGAGGCCCCAGCAGCAGGCGCTGGGCGCCGTCGCGGGTGAGCTCGGCGCTCTCCGAGCCGGCCAGCCAGACAGTAGGTCGATCGAACCTGATCCCTTCCCACCAGTCCGGATAGCGCCCCGTCAGGTGGATCGCTACCTCGCTCGCGCCGGCCAGCGTCTTGCCGCTCTGGTTCGAGGCCATGAACAGCCGCTCGCGGTGCGTCGCGCCGGCGTCGTGGAACTCCAGCTGCTTCGGGTACGGCTCGTACCAGGCCAGCCGATTGCGGGCCTTCCTAGTGGACAGCTCCTTCTCCGCCGCCGTCACGAACGCCAAGAGCGTCTCGGGCGGCAGCGACGATAGCGGCGAGCTGCTCGTCGGGGATTCCGTCAAACGCGGTTTCCTTGATCTCGACCTGCTTCGGCAGCAGCGACGCGACGACCTTCAGGTACTCGTGCGGGCGCTCGTCCCGGACCTTCGCGATGACCGCGACCCCGTGCTCCTGGAAGTCGTCGTGCAGCGCCGTGATGAAGGCCTCGCCGAGCTTGTTTCGGGAGCCTTTGGGGCGGCCGGCGGGATTGCCGCTCTGGCCCGGCTTGTAGAGATGGCCCGGCTTCTGTTCGTCGCCTGTAGGTTCAGGCGTCGCGGCACGTTCAGTTCGTGAGGCCATGTCGGTGTGCGTTCTCAATGTCTGCGAGCGCCCTCGTGACGCCCTCGCCTTCGCTCAAGGTGATCTTGCGGGACGTGAAGCCGTGAAGCCGGACGGTGACGACGTAGAGCGGCAGTCCCGCAGCATTCACGCCGACGCGATCGGTCTGGATCACCTCAGCGCTCCCTCAATCACGCTGGCCGCGTCGCTACGCCCGTTCACCCGAAGCTGCTCGGCGACGCTCGCCGCCATCTCCATCCCGAACACCAGCTTGCGGCCGGTTCCCTCAATCTCCACCGCGATGCGGTCCGGCTGCTCGCTCTGCTCTTGCTTGTAGGCCGGATGGAACATGGCCGTAATGGCTCGCCCATCCGAGAGCGCGGACTCCAGCGCCTCGATGCGGCGCCCCATGTCGAGGTTGAAGAGCGCCAGCACGCCTTACAGGGCCAGCGAATAGGCGATGTAGAGGTAGGCCTGGCCGGTCGCGGAGGCCGCGCCGGACTGGACGATCCGGGCGGTGAGCGCCGAGCCGGTCCAGGTCTCCAGGTCGGGGACGCCGGAACCGACTTCGGTCAGCGCCAGGTCCTGCTGCGACTTGATCGACACGGCAGCCACGTACTCAGCGCCACCGGCGGTCTTGCCGATCTGGAGCTGGGCGTCCGTCGCCGCACCGAACGCGGTGACGGTCTTCAGCCGGAACGCTACGTTCCGGGCGCCAGCCGGTGGCGTCGGCAGAGCAAAGTCGGTGTTCGCCGTGGCCGTGACGGCCAGCGACACGATGTCTTCAATGCGGTTGAAGGCGCCGGGATGCTTCGCGGCGACCTGGGCGGTCGTGGCCATGAGTGTCGAGCCTTTCGGTGTGAGGTGTGCCTAGCGCTTGAGGATCGCGTCGGCCTTGCGGTCGATCTCGGCGTGCTGGGCGCCGCTGATCTTGCCCTTGTTGAACATCTCGGAGGCGCGGGCCTTGGCGTCTCGGGCGTGTGCCTTATTCTCAAGGGGAAAGCGGCGAGAACCCGGCAACCCGAAGTCCTTGGCCGGCAGCGATTTGCGGGCCTTCGAGGTCAGCTTCATGCGATCGCTCCTACATCCACTCGGGATCGCCCCAGGTCACGGCCGGATTCGGCAGGCTCTGGGCCGGCGTCTCCGTCGTCAGGCCCATCCGCTTCAGCACGTGGATCCAGCCGTCGGCGCGGGTCGGGACGTTGGCGACGATCACGCGCCATCCGCAGGGCTCACGGTCCCAAGCGAAGAAGCGCCAGACGTTGAAGCCGCACTGGGCTGGGAGAACGCGATAGACGCTGGCCAAGCGCTTGGCGTCTTCGATGTCGGGGTGCTGGGCCACATGCGCCCTCGCTTGGAGGTTTCGGCCGCTCAGCCGCTCTTGCGTTCAGGGTTCGCTTGGGGTGTCGTCGGCGGCGGCCGATCTCTGAGATTTCAGGCTGTGCGGTAGCACCGGCGCTGACTCGACTGTCAGCTACCCGAGACAGGAGCTGCCCGAAGGCTGGAGTCTTGCTCCATGGGCGTATAGGCCCACTTCGCCCTATGTCCCCGACCGCGACGCGGCTTGACCGTATATATGCGGCCAAGCTTGCCGTTTCGTCAAGCCGCGAGCGCCGGCTTCAGATGCGACACTTTCAGCTCCGGCTCTCGGCCGTCCTCAAGCCTGATCTTGGCGCGCGTTTTCGTCGTGGGCCTTAGCACCATCCCAATGAGCGCGAGATATGGGCCAGCCACGATCAGCACGCGATCTCCCTTCTTGGGCTTATAGGGGGGTGGCTTCACGGGCCCCAGCCTGCGATCGAACCCGCCTGCCCGCTCCTCGACCTGCAAGGCAAGGATAACCGATGCGGGGATCGCGAACGGCCGTTGCTCTCCAGTCTCGTCGATCAGCCGGACGAACGCGCTGACGCCCTCCACTTCCAGCGCCTCGGGCATCTGATACCGTTCGAGCAGCGCGAACACGTAGCCGGGGAACAGCGGGGTCAGCGCCGGGACGTTGATGACCTTGCCCCGCTCTTGCGCCCATTCGGTCTCCATCGGCAGGAAGACCGGAATGTAGCGCTCGGCCAAGCCCGCGGCGGCCACGCGCTCTCGGCGCGGCTCTGTCGACAACGCGTACCACTCACTCACTTGCCGCTCCCGTCAACGCTTCTGTCCTCGCCCACCGGAAAGCCCCAGGACGCCTCCAGGAGCGCGCCCCAAGCGTCTTCCCGGGCCTGGGCCTTGTTGGCGTACTCTGGGCCCGAGCGTGGCCCCTCGTGCGCCCTCAGGGCCTTGTCGGCTTCGGCGAAGCGGAGCGCCGCTGTTCCCAGCCTCAGTTCAGCCGGCGTCGGGTCTTTGCGCTTCGGTCGTTTCCAGGCGAAGGGTTCGGAGTCTTGGAGGTTGGTCATGGAGTCCTCCCGGAGCCGCCTTGCGGTTCGCTCTCTACGGGCTCACCAGAGACGCTGTTCTCCGGTGGACACATGCTTTCCAGCCAGCGGATAGCGGGAGAAATTAAGC